AGTTGGAGTAAACTGTCTGGGTTTATTCTTAGCTTGATTGAGAAATTTGTCAACTATGTCCGTAATAAAGCAGGAGCTGATAGTATTGCTTTGTTTCAGACGGGTGTTAAGGCTGTTGATTCATGGTGCACACGCGTCATGGACGTCATCAACCTTAGTCAAACAGGTGGTGAGGTCATGACACCTGATGTTGTGCAACATATTATATGTTTGCGCAATGAAGGAGCTGATCTCACTAATCTGTATCGCACATCCAAAGATGTTACCCAGATGTTGCACCGCTACCTTGGTATGCTTGATGATTTGTGCCGTCTTTGTTCTTCTGCTATGCATGCATTTAAGGGAGGACGTCCACAACCAGTGGTGATGGGCATCACTGGTAAGCCAGGTGTTGGTAAGACGTATCTTTGTAAGATGATAACCAACATGGTTCTTGGCGGTATCCTTCCTGAGAAACGACGCGATGAACTTGATTATGAGTTTGATTGTGAAGTTTTTCAGAAGGGTAGTACTGAATACTGGAATGGCTATGCAGGCCAGAAGGCCGTCATTATGGATGACTGGGGCCAATCTGTTCCAGTTGCTGGTACAGACAATGATTTTATTGATCTGATTCGTATGGCCAATTGTTGGGCTTATCCTTTGAATTTTGCTGATCTTGAGAATAAGGGTAAAAATTTCTTCCGTTCTGATTTCATCTTGTTGACGACCAACATTCTCAACTTGAATAACTCTCAAGCTGTTATTGTTGAACCTGATGCTGTGACGAGGCGTATTGATTTTGGGTATCATATTTCAGTTCACCCAGATTTTGAGAAGGATGGGAAGATCGATTTGCTCAAAGTTCGTGAATACGAACTAGAGCATGATGACTTTCCTTTCCATGCCTGGGTCCTTCACAAGCACACGTTTGCTATAGGATCTCATGCCAAGACTGACATGTCACAACAGTACAACCTTCGGGATGTGCTGAATGATATTGTCAGGCGTGTGAAGAGAAATAAAGAGCTTCATGAGAACAATATCACTCTCATTAAGAGGGTGGTCAAGAGGAACTATTTTGAACCTCAAGCAGGCATTTGGGAAAGAGTCTGTGGTTATGAAGCTAAACAGGATACCAAGTTTCAGCAACAACTCCAGCTTCTTATTTTGAAGTTTAAGAGTTATCATGCTGAGGCTATGGTTATCTTGCAGAAGTTCAAGATGTGGCTTTCTGATCTTATGTCTAACCCAATCATGGGTTTCTTTTTATCTGCCGCTGCAGTTACAGTTATTTTCCTGATTGGCAAGCAGATTTTTGACACCGTTGTGTCTTGGTTCCGCACTGATAAGAATAAACAGGCAGAGGTCACCAGGGCTTTACGGCGTAAGAGGAACCTTGATGGCAAGCTCCTCGCTCAGGTACTTGATGATATTCGACCTGAGGATTTTGAACAGCCCATGGAAGTTGATGGAGCCTACGTTATAGCAGAGCACTATTCTGCTGAGGTGTTCCGTAGGATCTATGAGAGGCTCACACGGAAAACTGTTAAGCAATCTAATGAGCCTGATAGAGTTACTCTTCCGCGTCGTGTTGTTACAGATAGACGTGTTATTGAGTCTGATTTGGAATATCAGGGTGATATGTATGGCAGTTCTATTGCCGACGTCGCTGCAAAGAATATCTATCAATTTAAAGTTCTTGCAGCTGAAGGTCGACAAACTTTTGGGCAAATTTTGTTTGTCCGAGATACTTGCGCTCTCATGCCTATCCACTTTGACAAGCATCTCCGCAGTAGCATGGAGGAAGGCTACATCACTAATAGTGATAAAATTGTCTTGACGAATGCCGCCAACCCCGACATGACTCTGACTTTTCCTCCAGAAGACTTTCTCGGTTTTGAGAGGTCTCTTTTGCCAGATGATGATTGTCAACTGGTTAAATTTCCGTGCATTCGTGCACATCGTGATATTGGCAACTTCTTTGTACATGAATCTGACCTTACGAGTCTTTCTAGGGTTAGGGTTAGATTAGATACAATTGAAGGTGATGGCAAATTTGTTTTTAGAACTCGCCATATGGAAGCCCGTAGGAGGGATTGTGTAGAGGTTAGTAAAAATAATGACCCCTATACCCTCGCTAAGGGTTATGAGTACTTGGGTTACACTAAGTACGGAGATTGTGGTGGCATTGTCAATTTGGAGGAAGCTCCTCATCTTCAGTGCCGTCGCATCATAGGAATTCATGTGGCTGGATCACCTTCAATGGGTCTTGGGTTCTGCAATATTATTACGAGTGATAAACTTCGTAAGATGTTTGCGGAGCTCAATGCTATTGAGGATCTTGATTACCAATCTCATGTTGGCTTTGAGCTTGCGGAGGCTCCTATTAAGGGGAGTTTCCTTGGTCTTGTCAAAGGCTATAAGGCTCATTGCCTTAATCCTATGTCTTCCTTAGTGAAGACTCCAATGTATGGGGTGGCTGGACCCCTCAATAAGGTGCCTGCACCTATGAAACCCTTTATTAATAAAGAGGGAAATAAAGTGGTCCCGATGGCCAAGGCTTTAGAAGCTTATGCTACTCCTCTTATGCATTATGCTCAAGAGGATGTTGATCGGGCCGCTCACCATGCTTTTTCAAAATTTAATTCGCTCACAGTTGGTTTTGAACGTAGATTGTTTAGTTTTGAGGAGGCAGTTGCTGGTGTGCCAGGGACCAATATCAATGGTATCCCTCGTAACACCTCACCAGGTTTTCCATATGTCCTTAAAGGACATACTAATAAAAAGGCTTTCTTTGGCAAGAGTGATGAGTATGAGTTTGACTCAGAGCTCTCCAAGGAAGTTCGGCGGGATGTTGAGGAAGTTTTGGCTCTTGCTAAGCAAGGTAAGCGCAGTACTCATGTTTTTGTTGATTTCATGAAGGATGAACTGAGGGGAGTTGAGAAAGCTGAGGCTGGTAAGACTCGCCTTATTTCTTCTGCTCCCTTAGTTTATACCATTGCGTTTCGCATGATGTTTCTCGCTTTCACTTCTGCTGTGCAATCTACGAGGATTCGGAATGGTGCTGCCATCGGCATCAATCCTTATAATGAATGGAATTATCTTGCTCAGTGTATGCAGAGCAAGGGACCACATTGTGTGGCAGGAGACTTCAAGGGGTTTGACAGTTCAGAACAGCCCCAGGTTCATTGGGCTATTTTGGATCAGATCAATGAGTGGTTTGATGATGGGCCTGAGAATTGCCTCATTCGTAGGGTACTTTGGACTGAAGTGGTTCATTCACGCCACTATGGTGGGATTCATGGGAAATGTGATACAGTGTATCAGTGGAATAAAAGTCTGCCTAGTGGACACCCAGCTACTTCCATCATCAACAGTTTTTATAATCTGACCATATTTAATATGGTTTGGACTGACTTGATGGGAGTACGTATGGCTTCCCATTTTTGGGATCATGTATATATTTGTACTTATGGGGATGACAATATTCTCAACATTGATCCACGAGTTGTAGATAGGTTCAATCAGAATACTATTGAGAAAGCCATGTTGGCTCGAGGTATGGTCTATACGACCGAAAATAAAGAAGAAGGCACACTTGCGACTCGACCTCTTTCTGATATTAGTTTCCTCAAGCGTTCTTTTCGCTTTGAGAACATATTGGGAGAGTATGTCGGGCCACAAGAGCTTGACTCCATTCTCTTCATCTCTTATTGGTGTAAGAATAAGAAACTTCTGCGAGACATCACTATGTGTAATGTCGAACAGACGTTTCTTGAACTTTCCCTACATGGGGATGAGGCATGGAATCAGTGGGCGCCTCTCTTCAAACAGAAGTATCGGGAGATCATGGGCGAACAGCCTAAGCAACTCTTTACTCGTAAAGAGTATCTCAAGACTGTTGTGACCATGGATTTGCCTTGGCTTTGAGACTGGAATCTTATATACGCATTAGTGAGCATCAAACACCCCACGTTAAAGCTCACTTGTGGACAGGAGGATTGCCAGAATAGGTTGGCTATTTAGTTTTACTAGTCAGGATGACCTTGAGATCCAGACACCGTGGGTGCCTCTTTCGTGCTTGAGTCAGCACTTTTGAGTAAGACATTGACTTCCTCCAACAACAGAAAATAATCCACAAAATGACACGCAGTTAGCTGATCAGGCTAAAAACTGTGATAATGTAGACGGTATTGGGGTCCCTATTTCCAGTGAGATTACCAACCTTACATCATTTGCTAATGAGGCTTGTGATCAGGTTGATATTCGCGGTGGATTTATGCCCCTTCCTGAACATTATATTGACGAGAAGACTGTCATGGACATTCGAGAGTATTTTAGTCGACCAAAATTGATTGATACTGTAGTTTATAATCAGACTGCTAGGGGTGTTATGTCTAGTTATCGACAGACTAATGCCATCTTGAATGCTAACTTGACTAACTTTGAACGTGTTTTCGGAGCCTTTGGTTGGCGTGGTACTATTTGTTATCGCATTCAGGCTATTTCCAACCCTTTTCAGGCTGGTAGGGTCAGGTTAGCCCTTGATCCCTGCGAGGGAGATACTAATACTTGGACTCGTAATGAGGCCATTACACCCATCTCCCAACTTCCTGGTGTAGAAATGGATATCTGTGAGACGACTA